GCATCTGCTTCAGCTTCTTGTTGTTCTCTCCAACCTGGACCACCTGCCGTAATTTGTTGCAACTCCCAGGATAATGCAGCATCTTTTCTTAAGAATTCTCTGTTAGAAAGTATTTGCTGATCTGTCCACCCTAAATATTTTTTCTTTGCATAAGTATCTGAAATAAGCTCCATATTAGCCATGCTTTGATAATTATTAAATTTAAGTTCATGTATTTGTTGCTGTCTAAGCTCATGAAAATTAGTTGGTTCAGTAAACTTAATATCAAAATCAGTTTCTTTAATATTATGTTTATTCCACATACCACGAAGTCTTAAGTGAGAAATGAAAGCATTCTTAAGACCAGTAGCCATTGCTTGTTGCAGTCTAATAATAAATTTAGCAAATTTGAGCTCTTCTCTCAAAATTGTATTCCCTTGAGCATCTGCTTGAGAATCGGAATTGAGTCTAGAAATAGGTACCTTAAGAGATCTATATAATTTTTCTTTAAAGTACATTAAGTCAGAAAGTTCGCCAAGATTAGCACCGCCTGCAAGCTGAGTAACACTTGTACCTTCACTACCCTGTCTTTTAGCAAACCAAAAACTATCTAACATTGATTGCGGGTTAAATGCCTGTACAGACTTTCCTTGACCACTATCATATGTTTTACGTGACCAATAATTTTGCATAAGCTTTTTAAGATAAGCTTCTGCTTTAGGAGGTGCCATATTACCAACATCAACATTAAATACAAGACGTTCTGGCGCTCTAACTAATCGATAGACAATAATTGCATCTTCAATAAGGGATAATTGTCTATAAGACCTTCTAGCATTTTCAATAAATGGTAATCTTAATGTTTTAGTTTCATTCCATATACCACTATGGATATAAGTTATTTGATTTGAATCAAATGGTATATGGTGTATGTCTTTTGGTCCGCTAGATTGACCAGGTTTACCATATTTATTAGCTCCCTTTTCAACAGGCTTTCGTAATAGAAAACCTTTTATCTGCATATTCTGAACATTATCATATATAGGATCCATTAGTTCAGATGGTATGTTGACAATACCTAATATACCTTTATCTTTATGTTTAGCATGAATAATATGTTCAAAATAAATTTCGCCGTCAACAAGAAGATGTCTAAAATATTCCCAGCCATATTTATCTAATTGATAATAGGAAACAAACTTATCAAACTCACCTTGTATTTTACTTAGAATTGAAGTATCTAATTCTTTGTCTGTTTGATGAAGATGGATAAATTTATCATTATCATCTTTTACAATACATTCATCACATATTTCATCTAATGCATCAGCTACTTCAGCAAATTGACCCATTACACGATAGTCTCTTAAACGTTTAGACTTATCATGATCTACATTAGCATACATGAATGCATGATAATTTTTATCAATAGCAACTGATCCTAAAGGGTGATTTTGATTACTCGGATCATTAATCGAAATGCTATGCTTCCTTAAAAGTTCTTCTCGTCTTGAACCTAGCTCGAAAAAGTCTTTAAATTTAGGATTGATCTCCGCGACATTATCAATCATATCATGCGGTTTACCATAAGGAAGCTTACTAGTAATAAAGTTTTGTAATGCTCTTCCAAATGTACCTTCTCTATCTGTACCTGCGTTTGCCATATTATATTATTATTTATGTGCTGACTGATAAGGTTCTAGTAGAATCAATTGTATAACCAGCTGGATTTTTTATTAGAATATTAATTTTTTGTCCTCCGAGGGCTTGCGTTGCACTTACTGATAAAGTAAGCACATTTCTTGATTTTATATAATCTGAAGATTTAACTTCAAACCCGTTAAACGGTGGATAAAGAGCGGATAAACCAGACAAGCTACTGAAAAAATCAAATGCAGACACGCCAGATAATTCTGCTGTTGTATATATACCAGGAGATGCGCTCAAATAAACACTCTCAACTATATCTAAATTGTAACCTTCGACATTAACCTTTTTATCAAAACCAAGATTAACATAGCCAGGATCAATGCGCGTAATGATTGGTCGTGCAGATATACTAACGCGTTCAACTCGCATAGTTGATTCTGCAGACATTGGTGTAACGTATATATTCATTAGCTATAAAATGCCGATAATCCTGGTGTACTTAATGTTTGAAAGTCAGTGTTAACATAAAGAATATTTTTACCATCTTCTTTATTCTTATCTGGGAATAGCCACCCTTTAATAGTAAAACTTGTATCTCCAGATATACGTGCAGGTGTATTTGGATCTATATCAGTTGGATACTCTAAACTTACATTACCTGCCCATTCTACTTCAGTTCTTATCTCCTGTATATCTGTAACAAAATCAGTTGGCACTTTCCAGGAAATTATAATATAAGGGTTATTATATGGTATAAAATTAGACAATATCTGATCCATATCAGATTGATATTTTGTTAATATAGACATATTAACACTAATATTGATTGGCACTGGAGCCGGCATAAAGTCTGAACTCGTATTAATTGAGTCATCTTCTTGCCCAGTATGCATATATGTCCCAAAAATCTTATTAAAGACTCTTGTTTCATCTCTTGAAATACCGCCTATAGATACAGCAATTGCAGGTAAAGTTATATGTTGGTTTTTATTTATAAGATCATGCAATACGCGCTGTTTAGGAGCGTATACGTATCTAACATTAATTTTATCTTGTACCTCTCTATCTTTATTGTACCTACTAATAGTAACATCATTAAACGCAGCTATAAATTGCGTCATAATATCCTTAATCTCGAATTGGAAAGGAGACTTCTTCACTTTAAATATTTATTAAACGAATCTCTCTAGAAAATACTTAGGAAGCCGTTCTTTACAAGACTGTAATACTCGCACAACATTTCCATCTAAAATATAGGTTTTACAGTGATCTGTTGTGCTTCTCGTACCTCTTCCACAGGCTTGAATAAGATTTACGAGCATTTTATTTTCATACCATCGTTTATCTTGCTCAAAGAGGGCTTTAACTCTTTTAGATCCAAGCGGAGAATAAGGTAATTTCACAATAATTTGAAATCTTGCAAGGTTATCTTTAAGATCAACACCATATGTTAAAGAGGGGCTAACAAGCACTGTTGGTTTATTATCTGCAGAATGTAATTCTAATATATCTTCATTAGTGGAATTTACCTGTCTATACAGCATTCTCTTATCTTTAATACTGCCGTTAACCATACTCGTAATAGCATTAGTATGTGTATGGATGACTCCTTTATCAAATTTATGTATATCTAAAATTTTTCTAATCTGATCAACAACTTTGGGCATTTCCTTAACTAAATTTTTATGATTTAGTTTAGCTTTAGTACTGACGTATATAGGGCTGAGCTCAGAATCAAATTCACAGCCTACTTCAATATATTCATAATCTGTTATACCCAAAGTTTTTGCAAATGATTTATGATCAACAATTGTTGCCGACATTAATATAACTTTATCACCATGTGAAAATATAGTATCGGACAGTACATTAACTTTAAGTGGAGTTAGCTTAACAGCACTCCCATCTTTCTCAACAATAAAATCACTCTCGTACCAATGCGCATGTATTGTTATTAGAGAATTATAAAGTCTGCTTACAGATAAAAGTTTATTTTTTTGCTTTAAAGATTGCTGTATTTTATTTTTATTTTTATTAGTCAATAATTCATCTCGAATATCTGCTAATTCATTTACAAGGGATGTAATCCAATTAAGAACTCCCTTCTTATTAACGGTTATAAGTTTTGAATATGTAACACCTAACCGATCGAGCTGCCCATAATCAATTGTAATAGAAAATCTCTTTACTATTTCTTCTTCGAGTTCTGATGCTTCATCGCATATAATAGCACTTCTTCTCCTCACGTGTTGCGGTAATGAGAAAAACATCTTATAATTTAATGCAGTAAAATTATTAACCAAAGCTTCATTTCTAGCATTATGATAAGGACATTTGTTTTGCGCCCTATGCTCATCTAGAATTTTCTTAGGCATAATAAGCGATTCAAGCTCCACATCTATGTTTGGATCTATAGTGCTCTTATAATTACTCTTACCTTTTAGTATAGAGGTATCCTCAAAAAGCTCTTTATATTGATTTTGAAGATTTTTAGTTATTGTTAATACATATGATCCAAATGGTTCGCTTTCGTATGATTTATCTGCATGTACATATTCCCCGGTATGGGTTTGCTTGAACATTAAATTATCATCAACTAACTCTATCCAACTATTATCCGGTACCGGTGTACAGTTACCAATACTCTTACTTATCATGCTTTTACCTGTACCAGTTGGAGCACATATAATAACAAATTTCTTCTTACCGTTTAACGCCTGTTCTACACGTTTTAAAATTCGTTTTTGTTGAGAGGTAGGCGAGTAGCCATCAGGAAAATTTTTAACAAGGTCAAACACAGTATAATATTATACTAGTGTCTCACATTTTACAACTAATTTATTATTCATTAGTTTACTTTTTTTCTTTAATTTTGTTACAAGTTGTTTAACAAGCCAATTACAATTAAAATCGTTTTTAGTAGCATGATGAACTTCATATGACATTATAATTTCATTTTTGTTTTTTACGATATCAAATGGAACGGGTACTTCGTAATGCTTTTCTTGACCTTTTGTATTAATAAAATTAAATGTAATATAGTAATCTTTTACTGTATAGATCACCATTTTACCTTCCCGTATAATTTTTCCATTGAGAATAAATTGAACATTATTTTGTAATGTGTCCTTCAATACTTGTTCAACATGGTCGGAAATAATCATACGTTCATGAAGTTTATTTTTTCTGCTTGGGACATAGGTGCTAGCTTTTCATTAAAATAATTCCAAAACTCATCGTTAGCTGGTAATACAGAGACAAGCTCACAACTTTCTATACTTATTGTTCTAAAGCCTTGCATAATTATGTCCCATGTTACTACTAAATTTTTTGCTTGTGGATTATATTTTGGATAATTAGTCGGTGGTTTAAAGTTTAAGGCAACCCTACCTTCTGCAGAATTTAGCAAGTTATAAGCATTCGTACATAACATACGGCGTGTTGCTGGGCTTCCTGCTTTAGGTCTTCGTCGCGTGAATTTAACTTCAGCTACGTTTTCCTGCAACACGCTCGCTAGTGTTCCTAGATTTACTCTCATTTTTAATAGGGCTTACTTTACCGAACAAACGATCTTCATTTAAAAATACTGCATTCTTAATAACTGTACCTTTAATGTTCATATTAGAAACGGGAATACCTTTATCATTAGGAAAACATACATAATCTCCTTCATTAACAGACTGAGTATTAGGCCCGTGTAATATTACACGACCGATGCGCCATGCTTTTTGTACTTGATGAATAGGGATATGCAAACCATTACGAACAATAGAATCTCCATCATCAGATAAATCAGCATACTCAACAATAATAATATCATCATATACTTGGTCTAAGGAAAATCCAAATAACGTAAAATTGTCTTCAACGTATTTATCGAGGTTAATTAATCCTTTTGGGACTGGTCCGAGTTGATCAACGCTTGCTTTTGCCATAATCTTTAAATTTATCTAGGTCAATATTTGACGCTTCTATATAATAAGTAATCTCTCTTTTTGAAAGTTCCATATTTTTAGCTAATGTACTGATAATTTCATTAGTTTCAGTTTTTTCAGACTTTTGTTTTTTAATATAATAGATTCTTCTATTAGGTACTTGTGGTAGTATTTTATATAGAAAATTATAACAGTCTTTTTTCTTTGTAAATAATGTCCAATATTTATTTGTAGTCTCATTAACCAATATTGCTAAAGAAGGCGAATACATACTTATCCATCGATTTACCATATACGTATTATAGCCACCTTCATCATCTATATTTTGCATAGATTTACCATCTTTAGTAAATAATAAATCTCTAAGATAGTCGAAAATTGTCTTCATTAATAATTTTCTTTAATCCATTGTGGCAGCTCGATGGTAGGTTTCCAGCTTAAAACAGTTTTTGCTTTTGTTATATCTGCTCTTGTATCTTTAGCTTCGCCAGGTCTGTGAGCAATATACATATATGAACCATTTGGTGAGATCATTTTTGCAACATCATTAATAGAATAATTTTGACCTGTACCTATATTATAGATTTCTCCGTAATTTTTATCTTTATATATACCTGTTAGTGCAAGCATATTAGCATTAACTACATCATCAATATTCGTAAAATCTCTTGTTTGGTTACCATTACCTACAATAGTTAAATGCTTGCCTGCTTCTCTTTGTCTATGAAAAAGTCCAACAACAGGAGCGTACGTACCTTTTATAGGTTGTCTATCTCCATATACGTTAAAATACCTTAACGTCATTGTTTCTAATCCCCAATTCTTATGATAATCCTTGCATGCTTTCTCTGCAGCAACCTTACTTATAGAATAAGGAGTTAAACAATCTGTTTCATAATCTTCTCTTAATGGTATATCATTTGCTAAACCGTAAGAAGATGAAGTAGAGGCAAATACAAACCTTTTACATTTATGCTCTACACAAGCTTCTAAAAGAGTAACAGTACCAATATAATTTGTATTATAGGTATCAAGCGGAGAATTATATCCAATTTGAATTCTAGCTTGTGCAGCACAATGCATTACCGCATCCGGTTTATAATATGCAAAAACAGCATCTATAGCTCCTGCATCACATATATCATGCTTCCAACCTCGAACTTCTTTATGCCAGTAAAACTTCTCGTTAGAAATAGCACTCTCGTTATCAATACTAATTACATCATGTCCGAGATCATGAAGTACATCAACAGTCTTACTACCAATAAATCCTGCTGCTCCTGTTACTAAAATCTTCACTTTGCTATAATTTTCGTAGTAGCAATAAACATATCATCATTCATTGTATAGAAAATATCAATAGCATTCTTCATGAAGTCAGTACATTGTTCGTCTGTAAGATTAGTAGAATATGCAAACGCAGGAGCTTTCTTGCCTGCAGTAACATTAATTGCTGTATGACCTAACGCTGCACCACTCTTAGTATACGTAATACTCACACTACATTTACCATGAGGTTGCACAATACCACCTTGTTGATGTTCCTTATGAACAATTAAATCATCACCATCTACCTCAATAGGAGCTTTAAGATAGTTAGATGATAATACATTAGCAATCTGAGTATTAAACAGTCGTTGCCATGCTACAGCTCCAAAGCTATCTAGGCCTGGAATCTCCCAGATAAAATTAATTGCATCATCACTATAAATAAAATCATCTTTTAAAACATCTTCATAATCAATCATACCTTCAGTCTCGACTTTCATAGGAGCTCTAAAAGCAAGAATATTACCAATAGGTAAAGTCTTATCTCTGAAGTATTGATAAGCAAATCGGTTATGGATTATGTTACCGTCGTAAACATCAATATTATCAATAATCATATGGGTATATTATAAACTAAGAATTTAGCTTTTCAAGCGCCTTTGTTGTTGAATAGCTATTATTATAGTTAAAAAGAACTACTGGCGCAAACTCATGACCTGCTATATCTTCAACTTTGTAGTCACCACCTTTAACAATCTCATCTGGTCTTAATTCTTTAACTAAATTAAAAGGTGTTTCTTCTTCAAATATTATTACTTCATCTACAAATTTCAAAGACTCCAGAACATACTTTCTATCGTCTTCTTTATTAATAGGTCGCTTATCTCCTTTTAAGGCTTTAACACTAGCATCACTATTAAGTCCTACCACAACATAATCCCCTCTACTTTTACAAAATTTTAAAAGTTCAATATGCATCCTATGCAAGATATCAAAACACCCATTAGTAAAAATAACTCTATTCATCTTTAACTAATTCCTCCACTAATTCGGCTGGTACTTTTGTACCATACAATCTATATGATTTGCTGATTGGTTCTTTTTTGTCCATCATTAAGACTTCTTCTACAATACTTAAAATTTTTCTCGCAGCTTGTTTGGGTGTCATAAGCTCTATTTCTCCATATGGTTTTGCTAAACCCTTTCTAAGCTTATCACATATACCTTTACCTGTTAAAGTAGGTAATTTGATATTATATCCTTGATCTCCATGGAGCATTAAATAGCTTTCACATTGCTGTTTATATATGTTATAAAAGTTATGCTTCGAAGAATATGTTGATATATAAAATATTTTTTTTCTGCTATTAAAATGTACAAACTCCCTAAATTTTGCAAAACATTCACGCTGTGCATCAACGTTATTTTTATCGCTATCCATATCCCATGTATGATATATAAACACATCTTCGGTTGGGATAATCTTTAAATTAGATAGGTAGGCCTGTAATGCTTCTCCGAGCTGTCCTCTACCATTTTTAAGAATAATCATATAAACTCACTGTGTATTATTTCAGATTTTATCTTATCTGCATCTTCAAGATAATGCTGCTTAGCTTTATCTTTTTCTTCTCCTTTTAGTGTAGTATACTCTTCATGAATATTCCACACTGCTTTATTACTTTCGTGAGGTTTACACAGTTGCGTACAGTTTTTAAAGCATTCTACGTTCTCTATTTGATTCATTACACTTTCTCTGGTTTGTATATCTGACCAGACTTCTTTAAACGATTTTTCATGTAATGATCCATAACTATATTGTTTATATCCGCGGTGATTAGTACATACATATACCTCACCATCTGCACCAACACAAGGTTGTATTTGAGAACCTAAACACTTTTTATAATTACGTCCAAATAATGATCTGTCATTTATAAGATCTTTTAGTTTATAACCATTAATTTGAAATCTATCACCCAATATTTCTTTTGCTTCATTAAGCCTTGGTTCCACTTCAGCTTCCCAAAAGTCTAAATCTCTCTGAACACCCTCTTCTCTTTCTCTGTTTACTACTTCAGGTTTATATTGACAATAGTCTATATCAAATTGAGAAAAGTATTTTGCAAAGTCTGTAATTTCTTTATATGTGTCAGGAGTAATAACAAACCCTGTACCGATTTGTATCTTCTTACCTTTTGCATTATTTACCTCGGTTAGTTTTAAAAGATTAGAAGACATCTTATCCCAACCATGATTACCTTTTGCTCTACGTATACCATTATACGTTTCTGGAGTGCCAGCATCAACAGAAAATCTAACCCAAGACATATTATCTACCATAGTATCAAACATGTCCCATTTATCAATTAATGTACCATTAGTAAAAATGCCCATCTTTATATCAGAGTTTGTACCAATATATTCAATTGCTTCCTTTAAATGCTTATTAATTGTAGGTTCTCCACCACCAGTCCAATTAATAGCTCTTACACCCATATCAATAAAATCCTTGCATGCGCCCATCAGTATATCACGCGGCATAACAGTTTTATTATAAGTTTCCAAGTCTTTAGATTCAGGTAGATGTATATAAGAAGAGATACAGAAATAACAACCATGATTACAAGTGTTACTTGGATCAAATTCAACTAAGATAGGGGCTGGATTTTTTTTATCTAAAAAATCTAATACTCTATCTGCATTTGCATAGATCTTAGCTTGCGGATTAAAAATTTTACTTTCGCCAATCATTTATTTCTTTCTAACCAATTTATAAAATATAAAGTAGGGTCTTCGAAATATTTTCTTATTACTGTATCAAAATATTTGCGTGCTGCTTTTCCTCTTTCTTCTAATTCTCCTATATCAGTATTATATACTTTAACTAACTCATTTGCCATATCTTCAGGCGAAAGATCTCCTACTATTCTAAAACAAAAATCCACGTCATATTCATCTTCACCAACAAGATAAAAATCTTTGTCTGTTACCATGACAGGCACTCTATTATAAAAACATGTTTCTATTATTCTTGTTGTATCAATACCTGAGCCCCTTGGACATAAAGACAATGGATGCTTAAGCATTAACTCTTCATATATTCTATGTATATCATGCCCGGATGGGATAGACCCAGCCCATCCTGAATTTACATAAGCTTCTCTTCTTATTCTTTTATTGTCTAATAAAGGTATATCCAACGCTTGAAACATTACATCTCTGCTTTTATGATTTATACAACCTCTAAACCCATATCCTTTTTTCTCAGGAAATTCAAACGTACGATGGTCTTCCATCATATCAACCATCATAGTTGAGAATGTTGGTCTTGTAAAAAGCTTATATACGTCAAACTCTTTTCTCGGTCCCATTGTAGTTAAAATACATTTATGTAACCATTCTGGAATATCCCAACCTCCCTCTCCTTCCATATCTGCTATATGTCGGGATGAATGTTCTTTATAATATTCAAACTCAGTACCGTCTGATTTAAAAAGAGGTACATTACTATCTTCTCGTATCTGACCAACATATAAATAATCTGCTGCATCAGGATTATTAACGACAGTAAAATGTTTTTTAATGCCGGACTCGCTTAGAGGTACACAACCTTTGTACCTTTCTGAGCTATCATGTACATGAGGCGACGCTTGTTCATATATGTATAATGTCTTACTCATACTGTTATAAGTTTGCTTATTATAGAACCATCAACGCATGAAACGCCCTTACGTTGCACAACATATGTAGCTCCTTGATTGGCTGCTTCGATACTTATATCTATATCATTTGTTCGAACATAAGTGTATACCAAAGTAGCCAGAAATGTATCTCCAGCACCTGATACATCTTTAACTTCAACAGGGTTTACCGCATATTGTTTACCGCGATATGAAGCACCTTCATCTCCACAAGTTGTAATAAGTTTGCTTTCTAACTTATCCGTTAATGTATGTTTTGTATTTAAAGTTTCCGGCCTGTTTATCTTTATAAATGAAATATCGTTTGCCCAATCTCCTAATAACTTTTTTGTATCTAAAAAAGTCAATGGATGTTTGCTAGAAATATAAGCTATATCTTCTTCACTTAAATAACCTTTATCGTAGTCAGATAAAATAACGGCAGAATAATCATCAAATACTATACTATTACGTTGTCTGCTTGTGAGCTTAGTAGATTGTACACTAGTATCAATACGTATAAACATATGATTAGTTTTTCTATCTACATATCTCGTCTTTGTAATATCAGTATAATTTTTATTAGTTAAAAAGATACAATTATGTGTAAAGGATCTTAGGTTTTTACAAACATTACCTGCCATCCCGTTAGTCCTAACGATTTCTTTTTTATCTAAAACAGGGACAGGAGCTTCAGGACATAATCTTTTACAATCACAATACACAAACTCATCTCTACATGAGTCTCCTAGTAGTAGTATCGGCTTCATATTAGTCTACAGTGCCTACTTTATCTTGTAGCTTCTTAATATCTGCAGTAAGTCTATCTTTATCTTCCCATATTGCTTTACTTTCATCGTGAGGAGCGTCTGAACCTAATCTATATGTTTCATCATATTCGGCTTTACCGACTCCCCAATGCATATGCTCAATATGCATAGGAACATATCTTAATCTATCAATTTGTCTATATAATTCTGTCATCCAATTATCAGCATAATTGTATCCAAAATCTCCAGGTGAGGCATAACCGACAATATCAGCACCTCTTCTTGATATAAAGCAATGTGTTGCAAGTGTACCTGGAGGCTGGATGCCATCATAACCAAAGACTAAAAGAAGGTTATCAGCTTCTTTACCGAATTCTTCTCTAACAATATGGTCCCAATTTTTAGTTCTAAATGCAATATCATCAGCACCAAGCATTAATATATCTCCATCACTTGCTCTATATAAGATATTATTTGTTTCACCAAATCTTTCTTGACGTGGCTCAACCACTACCTTTGTATCAATTAAATGTGTAAATTTAGGATTAGCTTTTTCCTTATCAAAAAAATCAATAGAATCTTGATCATCATCATCAACATAAAACATTAGTTGTATATTTTTAATATCCTGCGCTGTGTTATAAACAGACTCAACCAACCGCTTTACATTGGAAACACGTTTTCTAGTTGGTATTATTAAGCTTATCTTCATAGTAAATTTCGTATGGTATGTGTGAATAATTAAGAACATTATCTTGTAAAAACAACTTATCCCTAATATAATTCTTTAATTCAGGTTCTTTTGCAAACCCTCTATCACAAAATTTTTCTGGGTTATGCATCATTATCCCATGACATTCTTCATACCCTAACCCTAAAGCATGAGCTCTAGGATCTTTAATAATATCAAGCATATCTAAACCACCGTATAAATTATTCCATGGCTCTTTTGGTCCAGTATGATCAAAGCCAGCGGATGCACCATCAACTGACTTTTTATGTTTCAAAAGAAGATCTTTAATAATAATCCACCGGGATTCTAAAGCTGCAGTCATAAACGAGAAAACAGATTCAGTACAATATGCTAAGAAGATATCTGGAAGTATCTTGTTATATTGCTTTAAAAGCTTATCTCCAAAACAAGTTACATGTAGATTACAGGCTTTACCAACCGGTACAACATAATCATGATCATAAAAATACCCATGTAAACCGAATATCCAAAAACCAGTATCAGTATCTGTTTGCATTGATACCATTTCATATTTACCGGTTGAAAATCTATCATCTATTTCTTTTAAATAATGTTTATCTTCTCCGATATTAACACCTGAATCAAAATAGACATAACCATCATATCGACCGACCTTCTCAACAATCTTATTTACAGTATGATTAAATGTAATATTAACAGGTAACCTACAATCAATAAAATTAAAGAAAGCTTTATTTTTATATTTTTCTAAAAGTACTTTTTTAGTATTATCAGTTAACATACAACCTGAAATAGCCAGGTCAAAATTATCATAATCAGTATCTAATAGATTATCTATGCATTCAATATACCATTCTAAGTTAGGTACGTTAATCTCACACGTATTAAAAACTACAAGGTATTTGTTCATCTTAGACGTTATTCAATAAATTAATTAAAGTATCAATTTTCTCTTTAGGTAAAGTTGGATAGTTACCAACATACCAACTATAATTATGCACGTGTTCAACATTTGCAAAGTTGTTCTTAAGCACATCCTCTGAAACTTCTAAACCGTACTTTTCTATATATGGTTGTCTTAGCTGATTACCTCCACCAGACAACCCTCGTCTAAACTCAATACAATGTCTATTAAGGAGATTCTCAATATTATCTCTTTCAGCTAAAGTTGCACCTTGCTTAAGCATTACAATAAGAGCATAGTTGCTTTGACCAACAATATTAAAATCTGTAATATATTTTTGGTTATTTAAATTAGATAAGAAGTAATGAAAATTTTCTTGTCTTTTTTTATTGTTTGCATCAAGTTTTTTAATTTGACTTAAACCTAAAACTGCATTTATCTCACAACTTCGCATATTATATGCGGGAGATAAAAATATAAAATCAGGATTTAAATCTGGGTGTGCATGCTTGACACAGTCTTTAAATGTTTCTCTTTTACATTCTCGTACCATACCATGCGATCTAAATGATCTCAATAAGTCATAATATTCAATATTATTTGTACACACCATACCACCTTCAATAGTAGACATATGATGTGCAAAGTAAAAACTAAAATTGCTTATTTGACCTATTGTACCAGCCTTCATATCTCTATATGTTGCGCCATGAGATTCGCAGACATCTTCAATAAGTAAAATATTCTTTTCTGCACATAAACTTAACAACTCATCTGTAATACCGTTAAGACCTAATACGTGAGTTAAGAAAATAGCTTTAGTATGAGGTGTTATTGCTTTTTTAAGCTTATCAATATCAAAAGATAAATTGCTCAAATTAATATCAACAAATATGGGATTATGTTGATTATTAATAACACTTGCAATATCCGATACCCATGTAAGAGGTGGTACAATAATATCACATGGTCCATGCAAATATCTTAATAGATGCATAGTCATATAATTCGCCGCTGTACCTGAATTAACAAATACGCTATACTTTACACCCAACCATTTTGACCATTCAGCTTCTAATTCTTCTACCTTAGGTCCGTTAGTTAGTCGCGGCAAAGGATCCTGTTGAAGAAAACTAATTACTTCATCGATATCTGACCGGTCGATATTCTCTTCCATTAATGAATGTACATTCATATTATTTTACGTCTGGTTGGAAAGGATTTTTCCAGTTATCTAAAGGTTTAATTTGCATATTTTTAAGAAACTCATCTCTAGGTACGTATGGATACATGTCCTCAATAGGTGTTTCCCATCCGATAATCTTAGGTTCATACGTATGAAACTCATGACAATTAACATCACACACTACTGGCCCGTCATAGTCGAGTACCTCTCTAATTTTTTCTCTAAGCTCTTTATGGTTCTTAATCTCAACAACTTTAATACCATATGCTTTTACAATAGATACAAAGTCAGGTGGATTATATCCTTTCGGTCCACATGCTTCAGCTCTACCATTAAAGTTTGTTTCTTGATATGCTTTTGTAATACCGTAGATATGATTATTAACAATAAATGTCTTAGCTTTAATATTATAATTAACGAACGTTTGAAGTTCTTGAATATTCATATTAAAGCCACCATCACCGATAGTACAAACTGATTGACGAGATGGGTCAGCTAAGTAGCAACCCATAACAGCAGCAAATGAAAATCCCATAGGAGAATTACCATTATTAGTTAAGTTACGCTGTTGATCTTTAGTCTCAAAAGAATGGTTACTGGCAACAATATTACCACCACAGTCACCAATTAGTACTGCATTTCTATCCATTTCTTCAGAAAGAGTTCTAAAGAAAACATACGGATGTACATTTTCTTTTTGATCATACATTTCTGGTTGTACTGGATCATACTTCTTTTTCCATCCCATTACAACTTCTACCCATTTAGAAAAATCTGGAAAGGGATCTGCCCCTGTATTACTTTCACCGTCAGGATTTAACCAACCGCTATTTGCTACAGGCTCTTTTAGCTCTTTAACTCTTTTAATCATACGAGTTAAAAATACTTTAGCATCGCAATAGATATTTTCATCAAAAGGTACTTGCTGAAGTTTCTTCTGTAGTAAGGCTTTATCTACATCAACAACATACTTCTTAGCCTCTCTAGCAAAGGAGTGTACATTACCACCAGTAATTCTACCTGATAATCTACAACCAACTGCCATTAATAAGTCTGAATTTTGAATACCAAAGTTACGACCAGCACCTCCATAAGTACCAACTCTACCTCCATAATATTCATAATCGGAAGAAACTGCATCTAATGCGTTCCAAGTTGGAAAACATGGTATCTTTAATAGTCTCCCAAGCTCTCTAAACTCTTCAACTGCATCAGCTAGTCTTACACCTCCACCAATAAGCATACATGGTCTTTCAGAATGTACAATATCATAAATGAGTTGATCAATCTTTTCATCAACTAACTTTAAATTATACTCTCTTTCATAAACATTAACTTCAAACCCGTCTTGCTCTTCAGGATTAATATCCATTTTTTGAATATTAAGTGGTACATCCAGAAGAATAGGTCCAGGCCTACCTTCTGTTGCGAGGTGCCATGCTTTTTCCACCTCATACCTTACCATTTCTGGATCTGTTAACATAACAGCATGTTTTGTTACTGGCTTTGCCATAGCAACAATGTCTGTTTCTTGAAAACCTACCTGTCTAATAGAAGGATCTGGTCGCAGAAATCTAGAATTAATCTGTCCTGTAATAAAAATACATGGAATAGAGTCATAAAAACAATTTCCCATAGATGTAAGCATATTTTGTCCACCTGGACCGCTAGTTGCAATAGCTACACCTGGACGTCCAGAGACTTTTGCATAACCTTCAGCAGCAAAGCCGCCTCCTTGTTCATGCATTACAGCTACATACTCAGTTTTATCTGTGCGTGTAAAGGCATCAATAATATCTCCATTTGCTGCACCATAGACAACAAACATTTTATCAATTCCTTTATCAGCAAGGAAGTTAATTATATAATCTGCTACTTTCATCTAATTAAAAACTATGTGAACGGGTCTTTTCTGGGTCAGTTTCATACTTCCACCGCTCATCTGCCATAAGTTTATCAAGTTCTTCATCTTTAATCTCATAGAACTGCTCTGGTCCGGGGAATTTACCCTCTCTTACCTCTTGAGCATAATCCTTAAGAGAATCTTCAATAAGTTTACCTGCTTCACAATATCTTTTAACAAACTTTGATTTAAACTCAAAGAACATACCTGTTAAATCATGCTGAATTACAAGCTGACCGTCTACTTTATCACCTGCTCCGATTCCATAAATTGGAATATCAAGTTGCTCAGCAACATATTGACCAGCTTCTCTCGGCATAGCTTCTAGAAGTAAAAAAGATACTCCTGCATCTTGAAGTCTAAGAGCTTGTTCAAGAATAATATCAGCTGACTCTTTAGTCTTACCTTGTACTCTATAACCACCTAGCTTAGCTCGTGTATGTGGTGTAAGACCTAAGTGGCTCATAACTACAATACCTGCTTTAGCAATTGCACCAATCCTGTCATACATAGCACCTTCTACTTTAACAGCGTCCATACCTTTAACAATAAACTTGCCTGCATTCTCAATAGCTTGTTCATCTGAAATCTGGTAAGACATAAACGGCATATCGCCAACTAAGAAAGCACTTTGATTAGCTCTCCATACTGCAGTACAATGAGGTAACATATCATCCATTGTTACTGGGATGGTAGTTTTATAACCTAATGTAGTCATACCAATAGAATCCCCTACAAGGATCCAATCTACTCCAGCTTTATCAGCTAAGAGAGCTTGTGGATAATCGTAAGCAGTTACACCTACAGTCTTAATACCCTTTTTCTTTTGGTTGTTGAGAGTTAAGATAGTAGTCTTTTTACGAAGCTCAGGTGGAATATCACCGCGTCTTTCATTAGGAAAGCCATGAGGTACTGCTTGTGCTGGAGTTGGCGAATGAAAGTTTTTATCACTCGCTTCTGAGGTATCAACTTTTTTATTAACTTCTTTCATATGA